TTGAAGCATCTACATCGTATAATCCTATCGGCAGTACAGGCACTATTGTTGTGTTAGCTAGCACCGCTGATATTAAAACTGGCATGTATCTAAAGGGCACAGGCTTTAATAGCAATCAATATGTTGCCCAAATTAATGGCGCTACATCGTCTGTGATTATTTCTGCGGCACCTGATAGCGAACCAGCAAATATTATTGAATTTACAGTAACTAGTTGGGCATACGATTCTACAATTACAACAACGCAGGTATACACACAGTTTGGTTCAGTGATGGCAACATCAGCAGACAACTCTGTATTATTAATAACCGCTCCTGGAGATTTAGCTGGAGTTGCTCCAGGATTACCGGTGCTCGGTATTGTATATGTTTACAAACTATCTAATGGAATTTACTCATTAGCCCAAACAATTGTTGGCGATGAACTTAATTTTGGATTGGGGATAGCAGTATCGGGTACTGGCAAATACATTGCAATATCTTCAATCTATGCAGATGGCAAAGAGTTAGATCAAGGTCGTGTAACAGTATATGAAACTAGCGCCACCGGTTATGTATTTTATCAAAATTTATATGATTTACAACCAGAGTCTGGTGAGTTCTTTGGAACTAAAATTGCTTTTATGAATGACGCTGACAGTATTGTTGTTTACAGTCAAGGTGCTGACAACTATACTAATGTGTTGTTTGACAACGGTACAACATCGTTTGATAATAATTTAACTAAGATTATCGAACGTGCCGACGACAGCGGCCGCGTTGACATTTATGACAAATATAATAAACACTGGATTTTTAGTGAAAGTTTAAATAATCAAGAAACTGCAATTGCGGGATATTGTACAGGATTTGCAGTTGGTCCTGACCAAGTATTTGCTGGTACCATGTATGCATTAGATCAAGGTCTTATCTCTGGAAAAACTTTCGAATATAGAAAATTACCGTCTACTAAGAGCTGGACAATATTACACAAAGAAAATGATCGAGTTGATTTAAGTAGAATTAAACGTGCATTTTTATACAACAAGGTTACAAACAAGCTATTATCTTATCTAGATGTTATTGATTCAACACAAGGAAGAATTCCTGGAATTGCTGATCAAGAAATTAAGTTTAAGACTTATTATGATCCTGCAACGTATGCATCTGGAACAGGTGAGGTTAATGTTGACGAGGGCATGGCATGGACTAAGCCCTACGTGGGAACATTGTGGTGGGATTTAAGAACCGCAAAATTCTTTGACAGCCACGATACTAGTTTAGTATATCGAAACAGCACATGGAATACTATATTCCCAGGCGCAAGTATCGACGTATACGAATGGGTTGAAACTAAGTTAACACCTAATCAGTGGAATGAATTAGCTGACACTGAAGCTGGCATCACAGCCGGAGTCAGCGGAACAAGTTTATACAGCAACGATGTATATTCTGTAATTCGAAAATATGATAATGTATCAAAAGCATTTAAAAACACGTACTATTATTGGGTTAAGAATAAAAAGATAACACCTAATGTTGTTGGTAGAAAGATATCAGCACAGGATGTTGTTGACTTGATTGAAAATCCAAGAGGTTATGGATACAAATATCTAGCATTAACTGGATCTAACAGTTTTAGTTTAGTAAACGTTAAAAATTTACTACAAGATCAAGATGTTGTTTTATCAGTAGAATATTGGACAAGTCCTTACACTGACAAAAATATCCATTCGCAATGGAAAATTATTAATAATAATAGTGCAACAACATTACCTAAAGCTATTGAACAAAAATGGTTTGATAGTTTATGCGGTAAAGATTCCGCAGGACGTCTAGTACCCGACCCGGCATTGCCTGCAAAACTAAAATACGGTGTTGAATCTAGACCTCGTCAAAGTATGTTTGTAAATCGATTTGAAGCGTTAAAGCAATTTATTGAAGCAGTAAACTTTGAATTAGTAAAACATTTAATTGTTGAAAATCGAGATACTAGTGCATTAGAGTCGTACGAAAAACAACCAAGTATTATTTCCGGTCTATATGATAACAGTGTAGACACTGATAGCGAATTAAGATTTGCAAACATCGGCACGTACAGTACACCTAAAATTAAACCAATTATTACTGACGGAAGAATTACCGGAGTCACTGTTAATCAGCGTGGCAACGGATATTTAATTGCCCCGTATTTGACAGTTTCAGGAACTGGCCAAGGCGCAGTAATCCGTGCAAACATTAATGTTAAAGGACAGATTACTGGAGCAACTGTTATTTCAGTAGGAGAGGGGTACGATACAAATACTGTTATAACTGTTAGAAATTATTCTATACTAGTAAAACAAGATTCTACAGCAGAAGGCATGTGGAGCATTTATGCATACGAGCCAAGCACACAAACTTGGTCTAGAGTACAATCGCAAGCATATGATGTAAGAAATTATTGGAATTATGTCGATTGGTATTCTACTGGCTACACAGCATCTACTGCTATTGATCACTCTGTAAATTCACTAGTTCAATTAAGTGATTTGGAAACTAAAGTTGGACAGCTTGTAAAAATTAGAACAACCAGTTTAGGCACGTGGGCATTACTAGAAAAGTATGCTGATTCAGCGTCAGTTGATTGGACACAAAGTTATAAAGTAATTGGCCGAGAAAAAGGAACTATACAGTTTAGTACTTCTTTATATGAGTTCACTAATACTCTCTATGGTTTTGACGGGTCACTGTATGACTCAAGCATGTTTGATAATTCTGCGTCAACTGAGCTAAAAATTATTCTTAGTACATTAAAAGATAAAATTTTAGTAGACGATTTAAAACAAATCTATTTAGATTTGTTCTTCGCTAGTGTACGTTATGCATACAGCGAACAAAACTATGTTGATTGGATTTTTAAGACTAGCTTTGTTAAAGCACAACATAGTGTTGGCGAACTAACACAAAAAGTAACATATAACAATGATAATTTATCAAATTTTGAAGATTATATTAATGAAGTTAAACCGTACAGAACAAAAATCCGTGAGTATGTAAGTGCATACGATAAGTTAGACACTAGTTCAGTATCAACCACTGACTTTGATTTGCCCTCAGTTGTTGAAAACGGTTCAATAATACCAATTACGACTTTTATAGTTGGCGATATCATTAACTCGGATAATAACAAAGTTACACAATACCCGTGGAAACATTGGTATGACAACTTAGGATTCTCAGTTAATTCTATTCAGTTAGTCAACGGCGGTAGCAGTTACCGAGCAGAGCCGGTTGTAAGATTTATAAGTGAAACCGGTACTGGTGCAATTGCCAGAGCATTTATCACAAACGGCAAAGTTAACCGCATACAATTATTAGCATCGGGGAGCGGCTACTTATCTGCACCTACTATTATAATAGACGGCGGAACAACTGCTGATGGAGTTGCCGCAAAAGCTGTTGCAATAATTGGATCAGGTGTTGTTAGATCAAACAAAGTTAATATTAAATTTGATAGGATCACACAGAAATATTTTATCACCCAATTAGAGCAAACTGAAACATTTTTTGGTACTGGAAGTAAATTACAATTTGCATTAACCTGGGCACCGGATGTTCAAGTTGGTAAATCTCTAGTACTAGTTAATAATGTTGAAGTGCTACGTTCTAGTTACAAACTGTCTATTATAAAATCTACAACCAAAGGGTACACTAGCCACTCCGGTGCAATTACATTTGATACTTCTCCAGCTAACGGAGTAAGCATTAGTGTATCTTATATTAAAGATTGGTCAATGCTCACTGCCGCCGACAGAATTCAATATTATTACAATCCAGCAGTTGGAGAGTTAGGTAAAGACTTAGCACAGTTAATGACCGGAGTCGATTACGGCGGCGTTAATGTTTATGGATTAAACTTTGAAATATCAGCAGGATGGGGAAGTTTACCATTCTACTCAGACAAGTGGGATAGTTTTGATTCAACATTTGAGGACTACATTACAAATGTTGTCGCAAATACACACTCATTTACTTTACCATATGTTCCGTCTACCGGCACTGAAATGAACGTTTACTATTCTGGAAAAAATTCTCAGGTATACACATCAGACGGATTTACAAAGATCTATAACTTTAATGTGTATGACGTTTATCCACCGGCAGTAACGATTACTAGAACTATACCAGCCGCTGTATCAGCTACTAATATTGCTGGAAGTTTTGTATTAAAGTTAGCATCTGTAATTGGAATCGAGGTTGACAATGTTGTTACCACTTACTGGGCAACTGGTAGAGCTGTTGCAACTGCAACCGCTGGTCGATATATTACGTTAACTTCTACCACTGGGCTAGCAGTTGGAGAACAAATTACTTTTAAAGGCACTAAATTTGGTGGGCTTGATGCCGGCAAATATTTTATTACCAATATTGTATCGGGTAACAGAATAACAGTTAGTGTAGTTCGAGGCGGCACAAGTTATCAAGTAACTACTGGCACCGGCACAATGGACTTTAGCGTAATTAATGCATTTGGATACAATACTAAAGTGGTTTCGATTAATACAGTTACAAACCAAGTTACCTTAGATCAAATTTTATTTAAAGATATCCCAGCGGCAACGGATATTGTGTTTAATAAAACACTAATAGACCCTACTGATTGTTTAATTAATCCAAATGGCACAGTATTCTTAAACGATCCAATTCCAGCAGGGAGTGTAATTGATATTACAGCATATTTTGCACCAGTAAGATTAGATGATTTAAATTACAACACAACCGGTGTCGCCAGAGCATTATTAACTACTTACCAGAATGAATTAGCAGTGATAATTGCTGACTATAATATATTACAAGACCAAAAAGCAATAATTGAAAACGATATTGAAAATTTCAGTACTGAATTATACAGTTTACAAAGTCAGTTAAATGCACTAAACATTGCAATTACCGGAATGTCTCCAAGCAATCCAGCATATCCGGGCTTAGTAAGTCAAATTAATATTCTTGTTAATACAGATATTCCGTCTGTTGAAAGTGATTTAGCAATAGCAACAAATGATCTAACTACCGTTAACAATGAAATCAGCATTAAGAATAGTGAAAAAATTGCAAAGCAAGCTCAAGTTGTCGTTGCAGATAATGCGTTAACCGATCTTCCAGCAATTCAAAATGAAACAGCAATAATGCAAACAATTATTTCTGATGGTATTCCAGATAATATATTAAGTCCTACGACAAAAACATTTGCAATTCCTAATACGTTTAATGTGTTTACCGGCGACAAGTTTATTTGGCGTAAGAGTTCAAGTGATGGTAGCGTTGCAACCGCTGATACTGATTATGATACTGCGTTGTCCGGTGGCGCATTCTTAGGAACATCATTAACTAGTGCCACTGGTATTGCGGCTGAGGATATTATTATTGATGGCGACGGATTTGTAACCCCAACAACTAGTCCAGCAACTGAAGAAGTTGTTCCCGGACAAGTTGTTGATGCTGTAGCAATCAAAGTTTACGACAGATCACCAATAGTTAATGCTTCTATTAAAGTTGACAGCTATATTGGTGACGGTATAACTACAAACTTTGTAATAACACAACAACCTAATAGTCCAACAGCCGTACTTGTTAAATTTACACAGGGTGCCAGAGATTTAAACAATCAATTAAGTTCTGTATCAACAATTCAAACATTAGTTGACGACTATACAATTGATTATAAAAACAGCATAGTTAAATTTATAACACCTCCACCAGTTGGAGAAGTTGTATCATTATTCAGCTTTGGATTTAATGGGGATAATATTTTAGATTTAGATTATTTTGTTGGCGACGGAACAACAACAGAATTTATCACTAAAGCACCGTGGCTTGAAAATGTTAATTATCTAGTATATGTTAACGGACTTCCTGTTGAACCAGGTACTCCTGCACTATTTAAAACTGATTCTACATATGATAGTGCCAACCGTGCAGGCCTTGCATTTAGCATTCCTCCAACTGCTGGCGCTCTAATTAATTATATTATTGTTAGCGGCAGAGAACAATCCTTCTCAGTTACTAAGACTGAACGAATACAAGGCACTGGAGCAACGGCATATGATTTAGCATATCAAATTGGTGATGCATTACCGTTAGAATCTTACATGTTAGTTCGTGTAAACCAAACATTCTTAAAAGGTCCTAATAATAGTTATTACAAAATTAAAGGAAATCAATTAACTTATAATATTGATCCTGCTAAATTTTTACCTTATTCTGTCTCAGCGACTGATATATTTGTATATGCTAACGGAGTATTATTAACATCGGGGGTTGACTACACTGTTGAAATTGGTGGTATCAATGTAAAAATCGCACAATCAATTCGTCAAACGTATCTCAATAAAGAACTTATTATCAGTATTAAACAGGAGCAAGGATATGTTTATATTCCACCAGCTGGAATTTACGGACCAAGAATTCAATTTAGTACAGCAGTAACATCAAATGATGTAGTTGAAGTTATTAGTGGATATAAACATGATATTTTAGATATTCAAGCTACCGCAGTAAATGTAACTTCTAAACTAAGTATCACTCCTGACACTACCGCGTTCTATAACTATCGTGGTGTTGCTGGTGGGGTAATACAACTTGATAGGGCAGTGCTTGACGATAATTACGTTTGGTTATATAAAAACGGCATACTGTTAACACCTAGTATTGATTTTAAACTAAATGAAAATAAATTAAGTCTTACATTGGCACTGTATCCAGATCCTGAGGATGAATTTAATATTGTTACCTTTGGCGGTTCAGTTTCAAGTAGCGGTATTTCTTATATGCAGTTTAAAGACATGTTAAATCGTCTACACTTTAAACGTTTAAATGCAAATAAACAAACAGTATTAGTAACAGATTTAAAATATACAGATACTTCTATTGAAGTGCTAGATGCAAGTAACTTTGATGCTCCAAGTATTGCAAATAACAAACCGGGCATTATTGAAATACGCGGAGAGCGTATTGAGTTCTTTACACTTATACCTAAGGTAGTAGGGCCTAACACAACATATCTACTTGGACAATTACGCCGCGGCACACTAGGTACAGGTACTCCTAAGTTACATAAAATTGGTGCATTTGTGCAAGAAATTGGTGCAAGTGAAACATTGCCATATATTGAAACTGTAGTGACTGAGCAAGTAAAGAGTGATGGCACTAACATTGTTCCGTTAACATTTGTGCCAGCTAAAGTAGACAATACAATTTCTTGGTTTGCTGATTTTGGATTAACTTTGAGAGGTAATTTTAATTCTATGACAACCTACTCTGCAAAAGATGTTGTTGTGTATAATAATTTATATTACAAGTGTATACAATCAATTGTAGCGTCTGCAAAATTAGTCAATACTCTTAAAATTCCTACAAACATCAGTTATTGGGAATTATATACTGTAATTCCTGCAACCTACGGACAGGCTGATGAGATAGAAGTATTTGTTGGAGGCTATGCTTCGTTACCGTGGGTACCTGCAACTGATACAACACCTGGCGTTACTTATAAGATTGACAACATTGTTGAGGTTGGCAGCTATACATATCGTTGTATTACTGAGCATACAAGTTCTAAATTGTTTAATACTGATAAGGCTAACTGGGTGTTCTTTGTCGGAAATATTAGATTGAAGAAGAAACCATATACTGTATATAATGTTAATCAAGCTGCCGAAAGCCCGGCGGGCGATGTGTTACTAGATGCAGAATTTGCTGTTGACGGTATTACTAACCAGTTGCGACTAACAAACAAACTTGATTTTGGTACACGGGTAACTGTAATCAAACGCAACGGCGTGGCATGGGATAGCACAACAAGCATTTTAGACGATACTAGTAAGATCGCCAAGTTCCTAAAGGCAGCACCCGGAATTTGGTACACAAGTATTGGTAAATATGAGAACAAGACCGGTGTACCGTCTACATTTGACAGTGTTGGCGGAACATTTGATAATAATTCGATAACATTCGATCAAGGATAATACATGGCAAAGCAAGTAATTAATGTTGGCGCAATAATAAACGACGGAACCGGTGATGCCATCCGAAGCGGCGCTCAAAAAATTAACGATAATTTCAACGAGATTTACACCGCACTGGGCGCAAGTGACGGTGGCAATCCAGCACTTGTATCAAGTATTGTTCCGGGTACAGGACTTATTACTAGTAGTCGCTCGGGTGATGTACAAATCACTGCAAAGTTAGCATCTGAGATTGAATTTGGAGTAGTAAAAGTTGGCAACGGCATTACAGTAAACAACGGAGTAATATCCGGACAATCCTATGTACTGCCAAACGCCGCTACAAATATTCTAGGTGGGATTAAAGTTGGTACTAATCTTAGCATTACTAATGATGGTGTACTGAGTGCTAATCCAGGCGGATACACTCTTCCTAAAGCAACTCCAATAGTATTGGGCGGAGTGACTGTTGGATCAGGATTAAATGTATATGACGGAGAGATAAGCGCAATTCCTTACACACTGCCAACTGCAACCGGCTCGGTAATTGGAGGTGTTAAGATTGGTAACAATATTAATATTTCTAACGGTACGATTTCAGTAGCAACGCCGTTTAGTGGTGCATACATTGACTTAACTGGTTTGCCTGATTTAAAAACAGTTGCAACTACCGGAGAATATTCTGATTTAACTGGTCGCCCAACAATTCCATCCGCACAAATTCAAAGTGACTGGGCACAATCTAATAATTTAGCATTAGATCATATAAAGAACAAACCAACAATTCCAGCCGCGCAGATTCAAAGCAACTGGACACAAGCAGACTCTGGTTCTCTTGATTTTATTAAAAATAAACCAGCAATACCCGTAGCGCAAATACAAAGCGACTGGAGCGAAAACAACAATGTTTCGTTAGCGTTTATAAAAAATAAACCAAGCATCTTCAGCGGTAACTATAACGATTTATATAATAGGCCTGACGTTCCAGCCGCATACTCTGCAACAAGCATTAATGCACTTAGTGATGTTGATACAACATCAATTGCTCCTTCTTCAGGTCAAGCACTTGTATGGAACTCAGGAACAAGTCAATGGGTTCCAGGATCAGTAGCAAGTGGGGGCGGCGGTGGTGCTGGCCTAGTTTCTAGAAATTTATCTAGTGCTACTACTGCGTCATTAGCTAATAATGCCGCTGGTAATATAACAATAGCAGGCTGGAAAGGATACATGCTACTAAGTATTCAAACATCTGCTGCCGCTTGGATAACTGTGTATGCGTCATCAGCCGCCAGAACCGCTGATGCCAGTAGGACAATTACTACTGATCCAGTACCTGGTTCAGGAGTTCTTGCAGAAATCATCACCACCGGGCCGCAAACACAACTGTTTTCCCCGGCAGTACTTGGATTTAGTGACGAAGTATCCCCGTCAACCGATATACAAATTAAAGTAGTTAATAGAAGCGGAAGCACTGGGACAATTACAGTAACAATGAAACTAGTACAACTAGAGGTATAAGATGGCAGATCCGATTCCACACCTTGGCAATCCCGATGACCAAAGTTTAAAAGAGTATATTGTCAGTTTAAAAGACATAACTGATGCTGACGATTTTTATGCCGATATGGAAACAGAGGGCCGCGGACAGTATAATAAATTACCGAGTAAGGCTCTAGAATGTATTAATCGTAGACCAATTAGTAGAAATACTCATTACCTAATGACGTACGACGAAGCCGCAGTTGTACTTAACGATCCAAGAGTTTTAGCAGTTGAGTTAAATCCTGCCGATCAAGGATTAATTAGGGGCACATATAGTTTTGAACAAACTTCTACACAATTTAACAAAGCAGTAACAAGCAGTAGTACTGATATCAATTGGGGATTATTACGTTGTCTAAGAGCAACTGATATTAACAATTGGGGGGTTGCTGGCACACTTAATCAATCAGCAACTGTATTATCAGATTGCTCCGGCAAAAACGTTGATGTGGTCATAATGGATGACGGATGCCCTTATCCAACAGTATTAGAATATAAACAAAATCCAGATGGTACTGGATATACTCGAATGGTAGAATACAATTGGTTCCAACACAATCCAGTAGTTACCGGCGGCACCGCCGGGGTATATTCTTATCCAAGCAACAGATTACAACAACACGGCGCCCATACTACTGGAACTGTTGCAGGTAACACGCAGGGCTGGGCCCGAGATGCAAACATTTACAACCTTACATATAATAACGGCATTGACTATGTACGAGAGTTTCATAAAAACAAACCGATCAATCCATTAACCGGCGTAAAAAATCCTACAGTAATGAATAACAGCTGGGGGTATCGAGGCGGATCCTTATCAACAGCTTCAATAACTAAACTAACAATTCGAGGAGTTGAATACTTTCCAACAAATGGTGTATGGGATACAAACGTTATACAAAATATTGCTCGATTAAATATTGGCGGAGCATTTCCTGGAAGAAATACTGCAACTGATATCGATATGATCGAAGCAATGGCCGAAGGCGTAATAATTGTAGCAAGTGCAGGCAATAGTTATTTTTACCAAGATATGCTTGGCGGCCTAGATTATGATAATACCATGATACTAGGCGGGTTTACATATTACATTCACAGAGGTAGCAGTCCGGGAGCAGCCGACGGCGGCACTGAAGGCACAAAAATTATTTGTTCGGGTGCAATTGGACAGCATGACGAATCGCCTGGCGCTAGCATTTATGATTCAACTGGCATTGAAACAGGTGATTATAAAGCAGAGTTTAGCAACTACGGCCCTCGTATTGATTGCTGGGCGCCCGGATCAGGAATACAAAGTATATGGTCAGCAAATAATACTTTATACGACAGCACAAATACCCCAGATCCTCGAGTTGCGGCACTTGGACTAACTGATACAGTTAATAATAATTTTAAAAAATGTCCGGGCACCAGTATGAGCGGCCCACAGACTGCTGGTGTGCTTGCTTGTCTTGCAGAAAAATATCCTAGAATGACACAAGCTGATGCAAGAGCATATTTAAAATATGCAAGCCCCTCAACTGTGTTAAGTACTAACGGCGGCGCTCAAGATTCAAAAGATGCAGGTACGGGATTTAATGCAACAAGTAACATACAAATGCTTACATTACGAGGAACACGCCATCCAACAGCAGAAGTTGGCGGTTATTATTCAACTCCGTTTCCATCATCAATTGAAAAACATAGGCCGCCTACTGGGCAAGTTTATCCTAGAAAAAATACAACTAACAGTTTTAATAAACAAGCAACTTTTAGTCTGGCAACAGATCAAGCCGCAAGAACTAACGGTCAAACAGCCACAGTTACATTGAGCACTTCTAATGTGCCTGATGGAACAGCAATACAGTATCTTATCACAGCTAAGCCAACTGGCGGTGCCAGTACATCACTAACCCCATCTGGATTTAGTGGAGTATACTCGTCAGATACTCAAGTCATCGGTACTGCGTTATTTGATACCAGACCAAACAGCGGAAATAGAATTGTTACAACTTCTTCTACAGAAGCAGTACATAATATTATTACAAATAATTTGTTAGGAGTTGCCGCACTTACAATATCAACCCCAGCGGTACCTAATGGGTTACCATTTAATGGAAATGCTGATGACGGCTACTGGACAGTTACGTTACCTTTTAGTATAACATACTTAAATCAATCATATAGCGTAGTTTATATAGGTACTAATACTTATATTACATTTGGTGCAGGTTCAGCTGAATATGCACAGTTAGGAAATTCTACTCCAGCTCTTCCTAAGATTATGATATCTGCTAACGATAATCTAGCGTTTCGAATTTATCAAGGGATTGAAGGATCATTTCCAAATAGAACATTTAGAATTAGATGGGAGGGACATAATGCTGCCTCAGGCGGCAATCCAAATAGTCCTGACATGATTTATGAAGCTACATTTTACGAAAATACTCCGGCAAAAATTGAAGTGCATACCGGAGTTAACTCTAGATGGTCGTTTGTTACCGGCGATGTTTATCCGTTTTCTGTCTCCGTAGTAAACGTTCCTTTAGTTGGTACAATGACAGTTAACAGCGGACAAGCGACATTGCCTATAACAATGAGCACTACAGCGGCACTATCTATGAATGTTCGATTAGGTATATTCCCTAGCCCGAGCGTTAATATAACAATAAACTAGCACATTATGATTTATGCTAAATATAGAATAAAGAGAGATTACTATGCAGAGTAAAGAAGTCACAGGTGTACACATAGAGGGTCATATTAAAATTCATGATCCGCAATCTGGCGAAATTTTCATTAACAAACGTAATGCAATTCACTACGAAAATATTAGTATTGCATTAGCACAGAGTTTAGCAAACAGCGGACAAGGTTTTATATACCAAATGTCCTTTGGCAATGGCGGAACAAGTATTGATCCCACTGGTATTATCACATACTTGACTCCTAATAGCTCTGGCAGTAATGCTAGTTTATATAACGAAACATATACAAAAGTTGTTGACGATAGAAGTAGCAACAACGTAGATCCAACACGTAATTTTATTGAAACACGTCACGTAACTGGCACTAACTATACTGATGTATTTGTTACTTGCTTACTAGATTACGGCGAACCTAGTGGTCAGCAAGCATTTGACAATGCTAGTGATGCAAATAGTTTGTACATCTTTGATGAATTAGGATTAAAGAGTTATAGCCCAACAGGCGATAGCTTACTTTTAACTCATGTTATTTTTCACCCTGTACAAAAATCATTAAACCGGTTGATTCAAATTGATTACACTGTTAGAATCCAAAGTTTAACTGGCCTAGCTGGAGTATAAGATGAGCTATCAAGTAAAGTTCACAGAAACCACTAACCCTGCTAAACCAAGTTTAACAGTTGCTGATCAAAGTTTAAACTCTGAAACTAGTTTAGTATTTGTTGGAAAAAACTATGCAGGATATGCTCCTGTAGTAGCAGAAAACTTTTTGCATTTATTAGAAAATTTTGCTAAAAATACTTCCCCAAGCAATCCTGTCCAAGGACAACTGTGGTATGATAATAGTCCTCAAGTTAACTTATTAAAAGTTTATGACGGCACATCATGGACGCCAGCAGGTACTGTTAAGAAAGCAGAAAATGCACCGTCAGTCATTAGTAGCATTAAGGGCGACTTGTGGGTTGACACAGTTAATCAACAGTTGTATGTATACTCTGGATCTAATTGGTTATTAATCGGCCCGCAATTTAGTGCAGGCCTAAAAACAGGTCCGGATATTGAAACACTTACAGATACATCAAACATTGATCATAATGTTATTAGTATGTATTCTGAAAATAATATAATTGCAATCATTAGCAAAAGTGCATTTACACCAAAGACTGCAATTTTAGGATTTAGTTCAATTAATCAAGGTATTAATCTTAGCACAGTTGATTCTGTCAACAGTACTACTCCTAATAAATTTTGGGGAACAGCAGAAAAAGCTGATTCATTAATTGTCAACGGTAAAGCAGTAGAGGCATCAAGTTTTTTAAGAAAAGACGAAGCAAGTACTACTAACTTTCCATTAAATGTAAGAAATAACGGCGGCATTGGTATTGGTAGCGATTTAAGTTTTAGTCTATCAACAGATGCAAACTCTACTATCTTTTATTCAAAGACTAGTGGAAACTATATTGAGTTTAAATTAAACAACGCAGGTACTACTGTTACTGGCATCCACATTGATGCTAACGGTTTTATTGGTTTAGGTCCTAATAATACAAATCCACAAGAAGCACTAGATGTTTCCGGAAACATTATTACAACCGGCGATCTTATCGTACAGGGAACAACCGATGCAGACTTGCTTGGCCGAGGCAGCATTGCAACAGACGGCGGTCTAAGTGTTACTAAACAAAGTCAATTTGGCGGAGACGTTAGCATTAACGGAGGCATACACTTTAGTAACTTAGATATAAACGGCGATCCGGTAGCGGGTACAATTGTACAACCTAGTTCCGACCTGGCGACTGACTTGTATGATTTAGGTACAAGCACTAGACGTTTTAGAAACATATATGCCCAGTCATTTGTTGGTAACTTTAACGGATCGTTTACTGGTTCGTTGGCAGGTAATATTAGCGGATCAGCCGCAAAGCTAGCAAGCCCAACAGTATTTAAGATCCGCGGTGATATTTCAACAACCGCAGACGTATTGTTTGATGGACAAACTCCGCAAACAGGTTCACCCTCGGGCGAACAAATATTTACAACGGTTGTTACTGCTGATATTATTTCACAAAAAGAAACAACAACAGATTCATTCTTAGATGATACAATATTGGTTTACAGAAACAGTACGCAGAGTTTAAAGCAAGTTTCTAAATCTACATTTATTTCAAATATTCCAATTGTTCCAATTGCCGCAATTTTTCCGTATGCTGGCGGAACATTGCCCGCAGGATATTTGTTCTGCGACGGATCAGAACTTAGAATTGGTGACTATTCAAATTTATTTGCACGTATTGGATACACATATAGAACACCATCAGAGCTAATTGGTAAAGCAACATTTGCATTACCTGACTTACGTGGTAGATTCCCGTTAGGTCGTGACAACATGGATAACACTAACACTGTTCCTGATCGAGATGATCCGACTATTCAGATCCCAGCAGGCGGCGGCAGTGCTAATCGTGTAACAGATATTGTTGCTGATACTCTGGGCGCAGGTACAGGAGATCCAGGTGACGGTACCTATCGTGAATATATTACTTTAGAAACTAAAAACCTACCGGATCACAAACATAATTTAAGTACAGCAAGTGCTCAATACTATGCATCAGGATTACCAGGCGCATCAGCCGATCCATCAGCAGACGCTGGCTTAGGCATGCCTGCAACGAGTACTGGTTCTGGATTAAGAAACAGTGGCAATGTAATTCCGCAACCATCAAATACTCCAGTTGGTCAACCATTTAATTCAATGAATCCATACTTGACTATTAACTACATTATTTTTACTGGGGTTGTGTAATGAGCTATATTATTAATAAAACTGACGGCACTGTATTAACGGAAGTAGTTGACGGTACTATTGATCAGATTAAAACAGACTTAACCCTTATTGGTAAAAATTCTAGTTCTTACGGTGAATTTTTTAATGAAAATTTTATACACTTATTAGAAAATTTTGCAAATTCAAGCCAGCCTAATCGTCCTGTTGAAGGTCAACTATGGTACGACACTACTGAAGGCCGATTAAAAGTATATGACGGCAACGGTTTTAAAGTTAGTGGCGGAACCATTGTTTCAAATACTGCTCCTAGTAGTATTGCCGCAGGCGATATTTGGATTGATAGCTATCGTAAACAGTTATATTTTAATGACGGCAACTCAAATTTATTAGCTGGCCCTGCATATACTGCCCAGCAAGGAATTTCTGGGTTACAAGTTACTGACACAATTGATACTAACGGAATTAATCACACTATTGTATTGTTATATGTTGGGCAGGTGTTACTAGGTATTTTTAGTAATGGTACGTTTACACCAAGAGAAACTATCCCAGGATTTAATGGCAGTTCAATAAAAATTGGTTTTACCAGCGCATATGATAGTGTTAAATTCAATGTTGCTGCCTCTCAAGCTGATTCACTAACATCTAACACTGGTTTAAAAACAGCAGAAAGTTTCTTACAAGTAAATCCTGCTGACGGATATACGGTAGCTAATGGCACAATTAGAGTATTAAATAACAACGCTTTAATTTTAGGCGCTGGTCAAAATTCAGAATTTGTTGTTTCTAACAATACTTTTCAAATTAATTCAAATATTCCTAATCAAAACTTTGAAATTAAAAGTTGGAATAGTGGAGGTGTGTTATCTAGTTTATTTGTAAACGCATCAAACAGTTGGGTTGGATTGTATAACAATAATCCTCAAGCAACGCTACATGTTGGAACATTGGCTAATCCTGGCGATGTTATTATTGAAGGTAACTTAACAGTTAAAGGTGCTACAACAACAATTAATACAACTAATTTAGTAGTTGAAGATTTATTAATTGATCTCGGAGTGATTGCAAACCCAACAGATATTACTGCTGATGGTGGAGGCCTAAGTTTAAAAGGCGACACTGATAAGACATTTACTTGGTCGTTAGCACGTACAGCCTGGGAATCTAGTGAAGATCTAAATCTAACTAGTGGTAACTCTTTTAAAATTAATAATTTTGACGTATTAAATCAAACACAATTAGGCAATACTGTAACAAGTGCTCCGGGATTAAACAGCATTGGACAACTAAACGAGGTACAAGTCGATAATATTAACATTAATGGCAATGTAATAAGTTTCCTTAATATAAGTGTTTCTGATGGTACAATTTATATTACACCAAAGGGTGACGGCACTGTAGATGTTGGTAGTAAATTTATTACAAACGTTAAAACAGCAATAGCAGATGACGAATCGTTTCCAAGCCCTGGTACTACTGCCGCTAATAAACTATATGTAGATACCCGAGTTAGAAAAGCACCACTAGGATTTAGCGTAGTTTTTGGTACTTATACTGAAATTACGCTAGCAACAACAGTTATAAGTAAGATTTTTAGGCCTGCAGATCATGATGATGACACTATTTTAAGAGTTTGGTGTATTGATCTTAGCATCGGAAAAGAATATAAACTGGTTAGTGGTGTTTGGCTATACCAGACTGATATCTAACAAGCTGATATTAACTAACCAAAATAGAATAAATACTAGGACTAAGGAACACGAGACATGCCATATACCATTAATAGATATAACGGACAAGTAATAGCTACTGTTGCAGACGGTACAATTGACAACACTACTGATCTTAAACTGATTGGTAAGAATTATGCTGGATACGGTGAAGTACAAAACGAAAACTTCCTTTACTTGCTAGAAAATTTTGCAAATACAAATCCACCCCCTAAACCGTTAGGCGGCCAACTGTGGTTTGACAGTAATAACAGTAAATTAAAATTTTATGATGGTTCTAAATTCCGTACTACAGGTGGTGCTGAAGTTGGCGTAAGTGCTCCGACAGGTTTAACAATTGGCGATTTTTGGTGGGATACAACCAATAAACAACTCTACACATGGGATGGCGCAACTTATGTACTAGTTGGGCCTCAAGGTGTTGCCGGCTCACAAACAACACAAATGCGTTCACGCAGTGTTCGTGATACATTAGGTGCTAGCCATGCAATTATTGAAGCAATTGTTGACGGTGACTCTATTTTTGTTGTTAGTGCTGAAACAGAATTTACTCTAGATACAAATACTAGTCCAATTAACGGTTTTTCAACAATACATAAAGGACTTACATTAGCGTATACAACTACAGGTGGTGCAAGTTTAGGACAGACTACTGCTGATCACCGCTTTTGGGGTACGGCAACTAATGCAGAAAGATTAGGCGGATATCTTGCTAACGAGTATGTTAGAAGCGGAAATGCACAGTTTAACACTATTGTAGCATTTGGCGACTCTGGTTACACTGTAGGCTCAACTCCGAGATTAAGTGTATACATTGATACAGCCGGTATTAACTCATTTCCAGTATTTGAAAATACATTAAGTGATACTATCAAGTTTAAAACAAGATCAGGTTCAACAACAAAAACACCATTGACATTAGTTGGTCCAGATATGCTTCCAGGATTTGACAACCAGAATGATATTGGTTCCGGTGTGTTAAGATTTAAAACAATTAATGCTGTAACATTTGCAGGTACAGCAACTCAAGCAAACGCACTTTATCTAGCTCAAGACGACTATAGAACTGCCAGCTCAGCCGCATCAAGCGGCACAGTAGCAGTTAGAACATCAGTAACTGAAGTTATCAATAGTACTACAATCACAGCAGGCGCCTTAAAAGCAACATATTTCGTTGGTACAGCAACAGCCGCAAACTATGCTGACTTAGCTGAAAAATATCTAGCTGATGCAGAGTATGAAGTTGGTACCGTTTTAATGATCGGTGGCGATAAAGAAGTTACAGCATGTCAAGTTGGATTCCGTGCTGTAGGTCCAGTTAGCGAAAAACCTGCTTATTTAATGAATTTTGAACTTGCTGAAGGTACTCCAGTTGCCTTAAAAGGCCGTGTTCCTGTAAAGGTAACAGGCAATGTTAAAAAAGGACAGCGTTTAGTTGCTGGCCCTAATGGTACTGCCCAGGCAGCGATGGGTAATAATGCCGATGTGTTTGCTATTGCACTAGCATCTAGCGATGAAGCAGGTGTCAAACTTATAGAATG